GGACTGATGATTATCGCCGCGATTGGCTGGGCGATCTACGAAAAGAGTAAACATGCTCAAGAACAAAAAGCATAACACTCACGAAGAGTGGCTGTCCGCTTACAGGCATGCACAGCTCGAGCGCGATGTTGAACGATCAGAGCGTCTAATCGAGAAAGCCATCGCCAGAATTCCGAAGGGGAAGAGTTTCTTCGGCTGGAGTGGTGGCAAAGACGCAATCGCTCTGCAGGTGATCTGCGAGAGAGCCGGGATTTACGACTGTGTAATGGGCACAATAGGAGAACGCTGGGAATACCCGGCGTTCTGGTCTTATGTGAAGCAGAACCACCCAGAAGGGCTGGTGGTCAAGAACAAGGGTATTACAACCGAGTTTATGAACAATCACGAGGAGCTGGTCTTTCCGCTTACGTCCACTACTTCGCATCGCTGGTCGGTGCTCAACTTCCACTCCGCGCTTTACACCTTCGCGGAAGAGAAGCAAGCGGACAACATCATCTTGGGTCATCGCAAGTTGGACGGCAACAACCTTTCGCCGAAGAATGGCAAAACCTACCCCATGTTCGACTTTACCCACGAGGACGTGTTCTGCATCATCGCTTGCAACGATCTACGCCTCGCGCCAATCTACGACTACCTCGACGGCTTCCACACCGGAACAGGAGCGTGGATTATGACGACTGGCGAAAAGGCGGCAGACGAGGTCTATCACAACGACAAGAGCGTGCTCTATGCAAACCGGAGCGTTCGGAAAATTGATGAGTATTTGAAGAGGAAGGAAAATGGAGCGTAAAACTGTAAAACTATCAACCTTGCATCAGGCAGAACGGAACGTAAGGCGTCACCCCGAGAAACAAGTGATGGAACTGGCGCGGAGTGTCGAGCTCTACGGCCAATACCGCCCGCTGGTGGTTGCGTCTGATGGCGAAATCTTGGTTGGCAATGGCTTGTTCCTTGCGCTCACAGAACTCGGGCGTGAGGAAGCTGACGCTTACGTCCTGCCGGAAAGCGCGCCGCGCTCATTCAAAGACAAGCTGATGCTTTCGGACAATAAGATCTATGCGCTGGGCATGGACAACATGGTCAACATTGACGGATTGCTGGCGTCTATGGACGACTTCGACATTCCCGGCTTCGATGGTGATCTCTTGGCTGATCTTTACACTTCGCTGAAGGACGCTGGCAAAGACCCGGTCGCAAACATCGGCATAGTCACGGACGAGCGAAGAGAGCAGATCCTAAGCATTCAGCGTGAGAGAGAGGAAAACCCACCTACCGAACGCGTGAAAGAAGCTGGTCGATCATCTTACGAGTCCGATGATGACAAGGCTCTTGGAGAACTCAAGCGCGAAGCATACGTCACCTGCCCTCATTGCGGAACGAAAGTGTGGTTGCAGTAATGGCTACAGTAATCAAGAATCTCGGGATTGACGTACTCGAGGCGGCTAAGCTCCGGATAAAGAACGCGTTCTCGAACGGGCTCAAGATCTATCTAAGCGTGAGCGGTGGCAAAGACTCGATTGTGATGATGTCGCTGATTTACGATTTGATTGTAGCTGGGGAGATAGACGGTAGCTTGCTGACGGTGGTGTTCGTGGACGAGGAAGTGATCTATGACGACGTCATGCGCGTCTGTGAGCTGTGGCGAAAGAAGTACATGCTCATTGGCGTGAAGTACGAGTGGTTCTGCATCGAGCACCGCAACAACAACTGTTTCAACGCGCTGGAAAACAATGAGAACTTCATTCCGTGGGATAGGTACGAAAAAGCGAACTGGGCACACGAAATGCCATCTTTTGCGATCTCTGACTCGCCATACCTCGTGCCTCGTGTAGAGAACTATCAGGACTTTTTGGCGCGTTACTGTGCTGATGGAATCACGCTGGTCGGGGTGAGAGCAAGCGAAAGTGTCAACCGCGTTCAATACCTGGCGGTGGTCAACGCTCAAGGCGGCATATCCAACAAGGGCGTCATGTGTCCGATTGGCGATTGGAAAGACGCTGACGTTTGGAAGTACATCAAAGACCGCGATCTCGAGTTTCCTGACGTGTATATGCGGATGTATGAAGCAGGCATGCACAGAAACCAACTCCGCGTCTGCAACCTATTCGCGATTGACACAGCTCGATCTCTGACGGTGATGTTCGAAGTTTATCCGGACTTGTGGGAAAAGGTCTTGAAGCGAGAGCCGAACGCTTACCTCGTGCGCTTGTATTGGGATAGTGAAATGTTTCATCGCTCCACGTCGAAACGCCAGAAGCTGGAAGAAGGGGAAGAGGACGACAAAGACTACAAGGCTCTGCTGTTTGATGTGGTCAACAACCCGAGAAAGTATTTCCGCAATCCGCATGCCATCAGCGTAGCTGGACACTACCGAGCCGCGCTGATCAGGAAGAACGGAATGATGCAACCGTGGCACTACAAGCGATTGTACGAAGCCATCATGGCTGGCGACACCAAGACGAGAACTCTACGCGCGGTGCTTACGACGCTCACGACCGATTACGTGAAATCGCAAGGGCTCGAAATGCAACCGATGCCAACAACACAGGAGGAATAGTGGAAAAAGAAAATCTTTTGACCCCGATCTTGAACGTTCGGCTCGTAGACCGGGATTCGCTCAAGGCAAACGATTACAACCCAAACAAGGTGCTTGAGGAAAACATGCAACTGCTCGAGCGTTCAATCATGACCAACGGCTGGACGATGCCGATTGTGGTCAGAGCGGATATGACGATCATTGACGGTTATCATCGCTGGACGCTGGCAGGACGCGAACCACTTCGGACGATGCTTGGCGGTAAAGTGCCAGTTGTGGTTGTCGATCACGACACCAGAGAAAAAGACATCTACGGGACAATTACTCATAATAGAGCCAGGGGAACACACTTGCTCGATCCGATGAAAGCGATCGTCCAAGAGCTTCTCAAGTCCGGCAAGACAGTCAAGGAAATCGCCAAAGAACTCGGCATGCGCGACGAGGAAGTGTTCCGTCTATCCGGCATTACGCGCGATGATTTCTTGCGCATCATGGCTGGCGAATCCTACAGCGAAGCGGTTTTGAGAGTGAAAGCGTGAGGTGACAATGGCAAGAACAGGCAGACCGCCCATTGATTGGGATGACCGCGATCTACGCACATTCGAAGGTTTGTGTGCGATCAATTGCACACAAACCGAAATCTGCTCGGTGATGAATGTGTCAGACAAGACGCTAAACCGGCTTCTGCGGAAGTATTATAAGATGACTTTTTCCGACTGCTTTAAAAGGTTCTCCGCCAGCGGAATTATTTCATTGCGACGTAAGCAGTTCGAAGTCGCGAACGGTGGAAGCGTGCCAATGCTGATCTGGCTTGGTAAGCAATACCTCAACCAGAAGGACAAGAGTGAAGTGTCCGGGGAAGCTGGCAACGCGATTGAGGTGGTAGTGCGTTATGCAGAGGAACTCGGCACGCTTCATGAGCAAGCGGGTTGAGATAGTTCTTCCGCGTCCTCACGCCCAGCAGTTGAGATTTATCAACTCGACAGCCAAGCGTAAAGTGATCAGAGCTGGTCGGCGCGGTGGAAAGACGGTAGGCATGGCGATCTTTGCGGTGCAGGAATTCTTGAAGGGGCGGCGTATTCTGTATGCCGCTCCTACTGCTGAACAGTCCGGCCGCTTTTGGACTGAGGTAACGCGTGCGCTTCGAGCTCCGATTGAAGCCGGTGTCTACCTGCAGAACGCAACCGGGCGCTACATCGAACTCCCCGGCACAGAACAGCGCATCAAGGCGAAGACCGCTTGGGACGAAAACACTCTGCGCGGTGACTATGCCGATGTCTTGATCTTTGACGAGTGGCAACTGATTGACGAGGACGCGTGGAATGAAGTCGGCGCTCCGATGCTCTTGGACAACAACGGTGACGCGGTGTTCATCTACACCCCGCCAAGCTTGCACAACCGGGCGCGATCCAACGCCAAAGACCCACAGCACGCGGCGAAGCTGTTCAAGTTTGCCGAAGCCGACACGACCGGACGCTGGGAAGTGTTTCACTTCACTTCGATGGATAATCCGTATATTTCGAAAGAGGCCTTGTCCGAGATTGCCAACGATATGACCGCCACCGCTTACCGCATGGAAATCTTGGCTGAGGACTTGAACGAAGCTCCCGGTGCGCTATGGAAGCGTGACCAGATTGAGGCGAGCCGAGTGACCCAGCACCCGGACTTGGTACGCATCGTGGTGGGTGTCGACCCGACCGCCTCAAGCATGGGCGATGAAGCTGGCATTGTGACCGCTGGCATTGCTGGCGATGACTACTTCACGCTCTCGGACGATTCAAGGCAAGGCTCACCGCAGGAGTGGGCGAGCTCGGCTGTGGCGGCATATCACAAGTTCAGAGCAGACGCGATTGTGGCTGAAAAGAACAACGGTGGTGACATGGTCGAAGCGGTGATCAAGCAGGTTGACCCGACGGTTCGTGTCAAGCTGGTGTGGGCTTCGAGAGGCAAAGCGACACGCGCCGAGCCAATCGCGGCCATTGCAGAACAAGGGCGTGATCATCACGTCGGGAGCTTTCCTCTGCTCGAGGACGAGCTCTGCATGTGGATGCCGGGTGACAAGAGCCCGAACAGGTTGGACGCCAAAGTGTGGGCGATGACGGAGTTGTTTGACGACAGACGCGTCAAGGCGATTCCGAGTTTACTCAATTGAGGTAGGTGATTATGGACAATGCAATTTACAATGCGATCTCAAAGTCCGTCCGGGTTGGTGAACAGGCACGGCTCGAGGCTTTCCAGAAGCGGTGGGAAGTGTACTACGGACAAGGCAACAAACCGCTAAAGCCCGGCAACGATGGGTACGATGACAGCGTCCGGCAGAACTTCGCGCGGATGTTCATTGACAAGGGCGTGGCGTTCCTGTTTGGCAAGGATCTTGGATTCGAACTGACCGAAGGCAAAAAGACGCCGGAAGAGGAGTACCTCGACGCGTTCTGGCAAGCCAACCACAAGATGAGCACGCTCCAGAAGCTGGCTGTCAATGGCGCGGTTTGTGGCACAGCGTTCGTCAAGCTCCAATGGAATCCGGCGATGGAGCATCCGCGTCTGATCGTAGTCGACCCGGAAACGGTGACGGTGACGCTGGCAGAGGACGATCTCGACAATGTCATCGCTTACGCCATTCAGTACCCGAGTACGGACGAGAAGGGTGAGCCGATTGGCGTCCGGCAACTCATTGAACGCGAGGGCTCGTTCTGGAAAATCACTGACCAGCGCGGCGACGTGCGTGGCGGTACGTGGTACACAGTTGGCGAACAACGCTGGCCGTATGACTTCTCGCCGATGCTTCACTGCCAAAACATGGTCAGCCCGAACGAGTTTTGGGGCATGAGCGACATTGAGGACGACATCATCGAAGTGATTGACAAGAGCAACTTCGTGGTTGCCAGTACCTTGAAAACCTTACGCTTCCACGCTTACCCCAAGACATTCATCACGGGTGCTACATCTTCGGAGGACTTGGACTTCGGCGCGGATAAGACGCTCTTGCTTCCGATTGGCGCGGACTACAAGACGCTGGAAATGCAGAGCGATCTGGCCGCCAGCGTGACGATGTACCGGGAGCTCAAGCAGTTCGTTCACGAGTTGGCGCGTATTCCGGAAGTGGCAACAGGCAAGGTAGAAAGCATCGGTCAACTGTCCGGCGTTGCTCTTGAAATCCTTTACCAACCGCTGATTGAGAAGACCGAAGCGAAGCGCATCACTTACGGCGAGATGATCGTCGAGATCAACCGGCGCGTCTTGGCTTTGGCTGGCTTCGGGGCTGAACACCTGACCGCTTTGCGCTGGCAGGAGCTACTCCCGAAAGACCCGATGACACAGGCAAACGCCGCTTTGCAATTGAAGCAGTTGGGCGTGAGTGTCGACACGCTGTTGCAGAAGCTCGGGCATGACCCGGACGCCGAACGGAAAAAGCGCGAGAAGGAAACCAATCTTGGCAAGAGTATCATGGACGCGTTTGACCGCGGTGGGATTGACCCCGAAGAATGAGCACTGGCATCTTTGGCGTCATAGACGACCACCAAGCGCAGATTCAAAAGCGTGACCGTATCATCGCCAGTGACATGGTGAAGGAATATCGCGCCGCTTGGACGCGCGTGAGAGCGGAGTTGCTGGAGCTTGATCGTAAGTTCTTGGCGGCACAGGCACGGGGCGAAGAGATTGACGCCAACTGGTACTTTGAACGCGACCGACTGGAAACGCTGAAAGACACGATCTACCGCGAACTCTCGTATTACAGCATGATCTTGGAAGCGACTATCCGCATAGAGCAGGACGAGGCACTTCGGAAGTCCGTCACCTTCACCCGGAACATGACGATCTTGGGGCTTGGTCCTGAATACGACAAGCGCGGACAAGCAGTGCGCGTACCCGACGAACAAGAGCTCCGCGACACCTTTCACCGCTCGTCAGATCTGCCGAACCTGATGGAAGGCTTACGCTCGGTTGGAGCGGAACAGGCGCATCAAAGCGTACTCGACCAACTCATGGCCGGGCTTTCACCGCGCAAGGCACTTACCGCGCTCAAAGACGCCTTCGGCAACATTCTCAACCACGCGCTCGGCATCACGCGCAACGAAACGATGAAGGCTCACCGTGCAGGTGCGGAAGCTGTGATGGAATTGAACGCGAACTTGGTCGAAGGCTGGAAGTGGCATGCGCGTATGACGAACAACACCTGCTTCGCCTGTGTCCTCATGCACGGCAAGATCTTTCCGGTTGGCACGGAGCTTGAATCACACCTGAACTGCCTGTGCATTGAAGTTCCGATCATGGTTGACCCGAGTATGATGGGGCACAAGATTGAGGAAGGGTTGAAACGGGAGCCGTCATTCGAGGAGCTTGCGAAGCTTTACAAGCTCACTCCCCAGCAGGTGGACGCGCTCAAGCGGTCTGGCATGGTTGGCTCTGACTATTTCAAGTCGCTTCCCCCCGACGCGCAGATCAAGATGATGGGGCGGTCACGCTGGGTGGCATGGCGAAGCGGACTGCTCGATCTCGACAAAATGGTGCAGGAAACCTACAGCGAGGGGTGGGGCAAAGGCATTGGGCTTGTGTCAATGAAAAGCCTGTTGACGCCAGATCAGCGCACCACATTCACTCGCTTGGGTAGTGAGTATTATCGGCTGGTGACAATGACCAGCCAATCCAGCCCGGAAGGTGAACAGGCGGCGCGGTCACTCTTGGAGCGTTATGCGCTGGCAGAGCCGGGTGTGACGAGTATGCTGAAAGATCTCATTGGCTCAAGTGGTGGAAGCATGGCCGGGATTGATTTCCGGCGTAAGTCGTTCAACTCGCTGGCACGCAAAATCACGACGTGGTTGGCTGGCGATCCTGATTTGACGCCGGAACAGGCGGCGAACGACATCAAAGACGCAATACGTTACACCGGCATCTACTCCGGCGATGTGCTGATGGAGCGTGCTGTGAGCGTGAGCAAGGAACTCCAAGCGCAAGGGTACAAGCTCGAGTTTGTCAAGAACCTGTTCATTCCCGGTGGCAACTATCACGGCTTGCACTACATCTTTGGCAAAGACGGTATCAGCTTCGAACTCCAATTCCACACACAACAGTCGTACGAGATCAAGATGGGCAACCACTACGATTACGAGGTATGGCGAAACAGGTATGCCTCGCGCGATGTAAAAGATCTGACCGACGGCTGGATGATGAAAACTTGGGCTGACTTCGAAGTGCCATACAATTATTCAACCATCAACAATTATCCATAAAGGAGCACGATGACATATCAGTATTACAAGAGAACACTCACGACCGGCGAACTCCGCGCACTCGTCCGCTTGCAAGGCAACCGCGTTGAACACTACGACGGTAAGGACATTTGGAACGGAAACTGGGTTGAAGCCGGACAAGCCTACATGGACATCATCGGCATGGGTGGTGGCTGGTACTTGTATAAGCAGGTAGGCATTGAGGAAGTCGAAGAGCTCAAGCGCGAACTTGACGCAAAGTACAAGGAGCGGAAGCTATTTGCTTTTGCCAAGCGCGGAAATCTTGCACGCTCGTAAATATTATGTTACACTCGTGAAAACTGAATACGACTGACAACAGAACTCACGAACAGCACAGACGTCGGAGGTCGAGCCCAAAAAGCTCAATGACCCCCGGCGTTTTCTTTTACACAGGAAACAATACGTCACACCGACGGTAAACAGGTGGAAAGGAAGAGATGAACGAGAACGAAGGAAACACCCCCGAAAGCGGAACAGCGGAAAATTCTGGTGACGCTACCAGCGCAAAAGGCAAAGTATTTTCTCAGGACGAACTTGACCGATTGTTCGCAGAAAGAGCCAAGCAAGCAGAAAGCGCGCTCTTGAAGAAGCTCGGATTCGAGAACCCGACTGACGCGGAAGCCTTACTCAAAAAGGCACGCGAAAGAGAGGAAGCCGATAAGAGTGAGCTCCAGAAAGCGCGGGAACTTGCGGAAACAAGAGCGAAGCAGATTGAGGAACTGATGACCAATCAGAAGCGGTTAGCAACTCAAAGCGCGATCTTCGACAAGGCAAACAAGCTCGGGATTGTTGACCCCGATGCCGCCTACCGTCTGATAGACCAGGACGCGATTGAGTATGACGAGAGCGGACGCCCTACTAACGCCGAAGCGTTATTGGTGGCAATGCTCAAAGACCGCCCTTACCTGACAGGCTCGAGCTCGAGCGCGATGAATCCCGGCCGTGTTCGCAAGTTCAGCAGAGAAGAAATCGAAAGAATGACTCCGGCTGAAATCAACAAGAATTGGGACGCGATCAAGGACTCACTCGAAAGTGGGCGATAAAGTGTTCCGCTAACAGGAAAGGGATACTATGACTTTGAATAACTTCATTCCGCAGATTTGGGCAGCCCGACTGCTCCAGAACCTGAACGAAGCTCACGTCTTCGCCGGGCTCGCAAACACCGACTACGAAGGCGACATCAAGAATGTCGGCGACACCGTCAAGATCAACGCCATCGGTCGTGTGACCATTGGCTCTTACACCAAGAACACCGACATGAGCGCGGCCGAAACGCTGACCGATGCTCAAACCACGCTCGTCATCGACCAGGCGGATTATTTCAACTTCCAGATTGATGACATCGACCGCGCCCAGCAGAAGCCGAAGGTCATGGACGAGGCTATGCGCGAAGCCGCCTACGGCTTGGCACGCGAGGTCGACACCACGCTCGCCGGAATCCACACCGCCACTCCTGCCGCCAATAAGGTCGGCGCTGATGGCTCGAGCGCGAAACTCGGCTTGGTGCTGACCGCTGGCTCTGCTCTGTACGACTACCTCGTGGATCTGAAAGTGATCCTCGATGAAAACAACTGCCCGGACGATGGACGCCGGTGGGTGGTCGTTCCTGCATGGGCTCACGGAGCTCTGCTAAAGGACAGTCGCTTCATCAACGCCACCGAAATGGGCAACACTATCCGCTCCAACGGCTTGATCGGCAAGGCGGCCGGATTCAACGTCCACCTGTCGAACAACGTCACCGATGACGGACAGTCCGTCAAGACTTACCGCATTATCGCTGGACACCCGATGGCTGTGAGCTTCGCTGGTCAGATCAACGGCGTGGAAGCCTACCGCCCCGAACTCCGCTTCGCTGACGCGGTCAAGGGCTTGCACGTGTGGGGCTACAAGGTAGTTCGTCCGGCATTGCTGGCGACCCTGTATGCCAAGAATGCTGCGAGTTAGGCGGTAATCTATGGCTAACGCAACAGCAATCACTCTGAACAAACTCACTCTCGACACAGCCAAAGCTGACTGTGCCGAGAGTGTACTCGACACCGGAACTACCGCGGTGACGCTGAAGTTCACCCCGACCGGTGACACCCACAATGTCCTGCTGAAATTCCAGAACACTGCAGCTGCCGCCGATACCATGACCGTCAAAGTCAATGCCGGAACAGCACCACCCGCTTTCCTAAGAGCGGCCGGTGATCTGACCATCGCTGTGGCTCAAAACGGCATCGCCTACTTGGTGGTGGACTCCGCTCGATTCAAGCAGACAGACGGGACGATCTCGATCACGAGTACTCCTGCCAGCACCAAAACCCAAACGCTGAAAATCACCGCTTGGGAACTGCCGAATTAATTTGATCTCGGGGTGGGTAGGTTGTCTCCTTCATCCTACTCACCCCGAATCTCAAAGGGAGCGTAGCTATGACAACACGAATAGCGATGACCAGTTTGATTACGCTCGTGCGTGGATTGATCAACGACCCGGCTGGGGTTGGAGCACAATTCACAGACGAGGATATCCAGCAGAACTTGGACGATCATCGCGAGTACATCCTAAACGAAGAGCTCGACCCGCTCCCCCAACCAGACGAAACTACATACCTAAAGTGGCAATCTTCCCGTAAGCATTGGGAAAGCGATGTGATCTTTGTCGATCCTGCTGGCACTGCACTTGTGCCCGATACCGCAAATTACATCAACGGATATTTCACGTTTGCAAGCCATTGTGATCAGGTTTACGCCAACGGATTCTGTTATGACGTTTATGCCGCTTGTGCGATGTTGCTGATGACTTGGGCGGGCAGAATTGAGCAGGACATTACAAAGTTCAGCGCAGACGGCTCGAGCTACGAGTTCGCCGGACAGAAGGACAGTAAGCTGGCGATGGCTTCGGAGTACGCGAAGAAGTCGAAGGCTTACGGCTCGGTGCGCTCGATTGGAATGGTGAGGAATGACCACACTACTAACTAACGACAACTTGGCAAAGATGAAAAATGCCCAAGCGCAGAACCTTCCCGAAACGGCCTACATTCAAGGCTTGAGCACTACCAACAGCGCAAGCGGTTGGAGCGAGAGCTGGACTACAAAGGCAACGGTGAACGCTCGATTGGGCGAGCCGAAAGGCGAAATGGAAAAGAGCATCGCGGCTACGATCACGAGTAAGCGCGTCTGGACGATCACACTCCCGGCTGACACAGCACTCGAGGACACAGATCAGATTCAGATCAACAGCGTGAACTACCGCGTGCATTGGTCGAACAAAGGCAAATCAAATATCACAGCCTTACGGGTTGTGGTGACGGAGGCATAGATGGATTTTGAACAGATTGTTAATGGCGTACCTTTGATCTTCGTGGTCATGGGATTGGTGGAGCTACTCAAGCTCTTCGGCTTGCAAGGAAAGATCCTGACAGCCGGAAGCTTCGTAGTCGGCTTGGTCTTGGGCGTGCTTTATCAGATCAGCATGGGAATGCCGGTTGGCTTTGCAGGCTGGTTTGGCGCGGCCGTTTTTGGATTGGCATTGGGCTTGGTGGCGAGTAAGGTTTATGACGCCATCCGGAGCGCGGCGAAGATCGGATAAGGTGACGCGATGACAACAGACCAGATCATCGCATTGGTCTTGGGCGTGCTTGGTGCTGGTGGTATCGGCGGTGCAATTGTGGCCGCGATTGCCAACCGCAAGAAAGCTGGAGCGGAAGCGGAACTGATAAGAGCCGAAGCGAAGAAGGTTGTCGCCGAAGCTACGAGCGTTCTGCAGGAAGCTTACGAAACGCGCATCAAGAATTTGACGGTCAGGACAACCTACCTCGAAACAAGGCTTGACGCAACAACCGCCGAGTTGAGAGAGTTGCGCTGTTCGCTGACGGACAGGGAATCAGTGATCTCGAGATTGCAAAAAGAAAACGCGGAGCTCAAGAGCGAAGTCGAAACTTTGCGAAAACAGGTGAAGAACCGCGATTCTCGCATTGTAGAGCTCGAGCGCCGAGTGACCGATCTTTCCAAAAGGCTCAACCTTTTGGACGAGGGAAACGAATGTTTACCACAAGCGTAAAGATACGAGCCAACCGCATTCCGCGCATCTACAGAAGCTACAAGAAGAGCGTGGCTTACCTCGTCAATCTCACCGCCGAGAACATGGTGCATGAAGCCAAGCACCTGTGCCCGGTGAGGACTGGTTACTTGCGGAGCACGATCAGCGCGAAGGTTACGCCGTCGAAAGCGGAAGTCGGAGCTACAGCCCCTTACGCTGGCTATGTTGAATTTGGCACGTGGAAAATGGGAGCTCAACCTTATCTGCGTCCATCATTTGACTTTTGGGCGCCGTTCTTCAAAAAGGAAATGGAGTGGCTGATGGAACGCATGGTGGCAATGTCATGAGCGCGGCAACTTGGATTCACAACGCGCTCACGACAGACGCGACCATCACAGGTAAGGTTGGCAACCGAGTTTACCGCGACAGTGCACCGGAAGGAACAGCGTTTCCTTTCGTTGTTTACCAGCTTATCGACAGTCTGCCTGTCCACAACGCGTTCAAAGATGAACTTTTGCAGAACGAACGCTGGCAGATCCGGGTGGTGGACGTAGGGCATGACTACACCGATCTCGACACGATAAGCGACCAGGTCGAAACGCTCTTGCACAAGAAGAGTGCGAGTGGCGTGCTAAGTAGCTACTTCGAGATGAAGGTTGTCCAGACCGAGCTTGACAAGGGCAAGACTTACAAATCGGTGATATTGGATTTTCGGGTGCAAACCCAGTAAAGGAAAAGGAACATGGGATTACCAGCAACAGTATTTCAAGGCGTTCAAATCGGGGTTGAAAGCACACCCGGAACGCCTGTGGCCGCCAACAAGAAACTGTTGGCTACAAGTATGATCCCCAGCCCGAAGGTGGAAACGAAACCTTTCCGGGCGATGGGTAACAAGTATGCCAGTTTCGCCACACTCAATAAAGAGTGGGCTGGCTTGAGCATTCAAGGTGCGCCGACATACAACGAAATCGTGTACCTCTTGAGCTCGCTCCTGCACTATGCCGCGCCTGTTCAGCAAGGTGCAACCGCCGCCTACAAGTGGACTTTCGTGTCGAACACATCCGCGTCTGATGTAGGCAAGACCTTCACCATCGAACAAGGTGACGCAAACAGTGCTTGGCGCGTAGCTGGTGCGAAGATCAGCGGATTGACATTCAACTTCTCGCGCAACGAAGTGATCGTCAGCGGTAATGGCGTGGGCTTCGCATTCGAAACCGGACAAACGCTCACCGCTGCGCCCACCTCGCTCAGTCCTGTTCCGATCCTGCCGACACAGGTGAAGTTTTACATGGCTGACACACAGGCCGGTTTAGCTGGGGCAACCGCTTTGGCAAACTCGTTCTCGATGGAGTATTCGCTGACAGACAAGTTCGGCTTGGCTTGGGCGATGGGGCAAAACCCGGAAGCAGTCGAAGGTGAGCCAACCGCAAGCGGACGCATTGTCGTGGCAACCGACACCGCTGGCATGGGCTTGATCACTACTCTGCGAAACGCGGCTACCAAGTGGTTCAGGATTGAAGCGACAGGCGGCCTGATTGCCACACCTTACAACCACAAGCTCACGATTGACTTCCCGGCGCAGATTGACAACGTGAACGACCCGAGTGATCTCGACAACGTTTACACCGTTGAGTTTGGCTTATTGCCAATCCACGACGCGACATGGGGCAAGTCCTTGAACATCGAGGTAATCACAAACGTAAGCGCACTGTAGTTCATGCAAGGAGAGTAGATGAAACTAAGGGATTTGACGAAAGAAACCAAGAAGCTGGAAGTCACCTACAAGACTTCCAGCGGTGATTTTGTGATCAACCTTGAATATCGCCCACAGGCGGTTACTGTGGCGTTTCTTGACGAGATCAACGATCTACTGCCAATCGACCGGCTGACATACCAGATGGAAAAGCTGGTGGTGAGCTGGGATCTGCAGGACGACAACGACAAGATCATTCCGATCACACAGAAGGCGTTGGCAGAACACGAAGTGCCAATCTACCTGCTCAACACGATCATCGAAGCAATCACCGCTGACCGTCTGCTCTTTACCGCCGAAGCAAAAAAAGACTAACGGCGTGGCTCTGCGCGCCCGAAGTTTACGAGATACCGCCCGAAGCAGAGATTGAGATTTACGAGTTATTCAAAATCTCGATGGAGTTGAAGATACCGGTGTGGGAGTTGATCAAGCAACCAGCGTGTGTTAATGCTATTATAGGAAGGCACAGACTCAACCTCGTTTGTGGAAGAAGTACACGGAACGATTTGATTGCCATCTGAATCAAATTGTCTCCTCAAAACCTCGAAATTACTTTTATGTAACTTTTCTTTAAATCCAGTTTTGAAAATAAAAGTGATTAATCCTGGATCAGGTTGTCCATTCTCATTATACCCTCCAATTATTGCCTTTTCGACAATGCTTTCGAATACTAAACGATCAAACTTATCCAATATAGGTTGTTTTTCAAGTGTTGACCGAAAACTTTGAATCCGTGATCTAAGCTCGTCCTGTTGATCCCTGGTTGCGGATAAGTCATTTAGTGTTAAGTTAAGTGATTCGATGTTGCTATCTATCTCATACAACTTTTTGCTGAAAGACTCTTCATCTATTGTTCCTTCAAGTCGCAAATCTATCAGTTTGCTCTTCTTATGATCTGCTGTTAGCAAATCCTTTTCAAGTTTTCTAATGGTTTTTTCCACGTTTTCTTCCGAGAGAGTTTCTTCGGTCAATGTGAGAAATTCATCAACAATGGTTTTATCGTTTCCACAAAGAAGCTTGTATGCCTCAAGGAAAGCATTCTCAATAATGCTCTCTTCAATACCTTTGCTTTCTGGACAAAATCTCTTTCCTTTTTTGGTAGCTAATGTGCATTGCCAAATAATCTTTTTATGCCTTGCACCTGTATGCCAGCTTCTCCTGTTTAGATTTGTATTACAAAAGCCACATTGTAACATGCTGCTAAAAGCATACTTACGGCTGTATTTCTCACGTTTCCCATCAGTATTGAGTCGTCGAGGGTGACCTCGTCTTGCAAGGATTTCCTGAGCTTGTGAAAAGACTTCTTCTGAAACAATTGATTCGTGATGGTCTTTAATATAGTATTTATCCTGTTCTCCAAAATTCTCCAGACGTCGCTTAGATATTGGGTCTACGGTAAATGTTTTTCCGAGGAGCAGATCCCCCTTATATTTTTCGTTTTTTATGATGTTGATTACAGTGGATGGGGGCCACTTCGTATGTCCTCTTTTGGTTTTGTAACCAAGGTTTTCAAGTTCATTTCCTATAATGGTGCATCCTGCACCTTCGATATACCGCTGAAAAATGTACCGTACAATTTTGGCTTCTTCCTCATTTACCGTCAGGGTTTTATCCTCTGGATGATAGTCATAACCCAGACAACCCTGGAAACCGACCATCTCACCACGCTGCATTTTCATATGGAGACCTTTTTTTACGTTCGCTGAAATGTTTTCGACTTCCTGCTGTGCAACCGAGCTCAAAATAACCAACAGCAATTCGCCATCCATGGTAAGTGTATTGATGTTTTCCTCTTCAAAAAAGACAGCAATATTCTTTTCTTTCAGCATACGGACATAGCGCAACGTGTCAAGTGTGTTTCTGGCGAAGCGAGAGATAGACTTGGTGATAATCATATCTATTTCGCCATTCATACAATCATTAATAAGCCGTTGAAAATCCTCCCTGTTTTTAATCTGTGTTCCTGTGATAGCCTCGTCAGCATAAATACCAGAAAAGACCCATTCGCTTTTGGATTTGATAAACTCAGTGTAATGTTGAACCTGTGATTTGTAGCTGCTGAGCTGATCCTCACTGTCTGTGCTTACACGACAATAAGCGGCTACACGTAGTCGTTCAATTTCCTGACCATGCCCTCGACGAGGAGCGGTAGTGCCTTGTCCTTTAATAATTTCAACTGTTTTCATAATCACTTTCCTCACTGTGTGTACTAACCATAGTATATTTTACATCACATTGAGGGATTGATTGAATCGATAGCTCAGAAATTACATTGAATTTTTCCATCAGCTTTATTCTGACTTTATCATATTCAGATTGTGTGATTAATTTATTGCTAAGAAGGCGACTCAACATAGCTAATTGAAGGCTGTATCTAATAAGGGGATTTGCTCCTTTTGGTTCAGATTTCTCTATATGGGTATTCATTTCAATAGATTTGCTTCAGTTATGATTTTAAAACGGACAACGGCTTGGACTAACCGCGAGATTAGCTGAGCTTCTATTTCCGGATCTGTTATCATGATTAAGAAACCTTCTTCATCTCTGACATTTCGTCTGGATAAGTATGCTATGTATGGATTGAAATGGACGATAACTTGATCCATTGCAGTCGGGTCCCCCTGTACGGCACAGATAATCACTGGGTATGGAATCAATCTGTTTGTTGGTGTAGGATCGTCTTCAAATGTCCGGACAGTCATGAGCGATTTTTTCCAAATCATGCTTAAGTTTTTCTAAAGCAGAAGCCCGCCAGTTCTGGATAGTACTTCTCGGAATCTTTGTTATCTCGCTGATTTTTCGATCATTGAGACCATCAAAATAATATAAATTGATGATCTGCTGTAAATGTTCAGGTAGGTTTTCGATTACGGCTTTTAAAAGCTCGTTACTTATCCATAATTCATTAATTCGATATTCGGACAAAATATCTATAGGGTCAGGATTGATGAACAGATACTCTTCATCAAGAGCTAGATCTGAAAAATTGAGAATTCTTTTTTTTCGTCTGTTTAGCGCTTTGTGAGCATTAATCGCTTCGTTCTTTAATGTTCGTTTGCAATAAGAATCGAACGCGTAACAGACACCTAATTCAAAGGATTCAGGGATCATGTCATCTCCTTTCGCTTCTTAAAACAGTGCTCAAAGAAAATTTGCCAATGTGGATAAGCTCGAGAAAAACATTAAAAAAAGCTCTGCTTTCATCAAAGCAGAGCTTTTCCTTGTGTCGATATCAATGGTTTTCTATTCCTAGATCAGGCTTATCATGAGAAGCCCGTGAAAACTAAAACCTACTAAACGACTTTGGGATGTATAGGTTTCATGGTTGTATCTGATTGTTATGGAGTGTTGCATTATCTCAATTTACATAATTGACATTAATTCCGCATTAAGTGTAATAACCAATCTTCTCTAATTTGGTAAAATTAATATGTGTTGGATTTAATGAGTGGAGAAGTAAATGCGGATTTTACTCGTTGATGATGAAGAAGATTTCTCTGATTCTTTATCTGAAGGCTTGAGAAATGAAGGCTATGTTGTAGACATCGCTATAAATGGTGAAGAGGCCTTGTTTTTGTATGACTTGTATCCATACGATCTCATACTATTAGACCTAAATTTACCAGATACAGATGGTTTAATTCTTTGCGATAAATTCAGAAGTATTAATCCCAAGGTGTTGATTTGTATTTTGTCAGCACGTGGAGAAGTGTTTGAGAAGATTGAGGGGTTGGATCAGGGTGCAGATGATTATCTTTCCAAACCTATCCATTTCGAAGAATTATTAGCGCGTATCAGAGCTCTTTGTCGTAGAAATCTAAATGTCAGAAGCCCTATGGTGGAGGTCGGTCAACTGTCAATTGATACCAACCTTCGATTGGTTTATATGGATGATTCAGAGATCAAGCTAACTGCCAAAGAGTACAGTCTGTTGGAATATTTGACACAAAATATCGGCAGGGTGGTTGCTGCAGAAGAACTGATTTTACACATTTGGGGAGAACAAGATGCTTTGTTTTCAAATTCTGTGCGGACACAAATCAGTTACCTTAGAACCAAACTAAAAGAAGCCGGAGTCACTAATCCTGTAATTACAACGACTGTTAATGTTGGATATACCCTGATAGTTGAATAAAATGCGGTTTAATTTAATGCGGATTTAACATCCTTTCCGATAGAATTGAAAGGAGTTTTATATGGTAAAAGAATCTACTTCTCAGGTTAAGAATATTATTGCAAAATTTCCATTACGATGGCAACTAATTTTATTGATATTTTTTGTTTTTCTTATTCAAGGGACAATCTTTTTTGTATCAATATCTGCATTAATTCAATCATCAGTTTTCTTTAAGGTTCCGGTGATGGAAATTACACCGATATCTATTAAAAAACAAGAAAGCGAAGATACAACGAAATCTCCTAATCCCATTGTACCTTTGAACATAGAAAGTATGGAGTCTGAGGCACTAATCAGGCTTCAAACGAGATTACAGAAAATGATTTTTTTCACATTAGTTGGTTCATTGCTAATGGGACTTATTCTTTCATTCTTTTTGAGCAAAAAAATAACAGATCCAATTGAAAAACTCTCTAGGTCCATATCCTTAGGAACAAAAAAAAGTACGGAGAGTTTAAGTAAAGTCATGCCAAGCCAGGAATTATCTGAACTTCATTCAGCTATCATGCTTAGTTTAAGCAGGTTCGAGAATCAACTTGAGAAACAGAACCAGTTTATGCTTGATGTTGCTCATGAATTTCGAACTCCTGTAGCTTCAATTCGCATGAAGATTGATGTTGTTAAAAAGAAGACAAATCTTACTCCAGAAGATTGTTACTCTCTTTGCGCAACTATTGATCGCTCTGCGGTTCGATTGGAACAATTAATTGACAAGCTTAAATGCTTGTCATCAGATTACAGCGTAATTGTTCCATCGATGGTAAATATCAAAACCCTCGTAGAAGAAAGCGTCGAACTTTTGTTGCCGCTTTCCAAAGAAAAAAGTGTTGAAGTCAAAAACATGACTGAATCAGAGCATATTTTGAACACGGAAGTGCTGTTCCTCCAAACTATCATCACAAACATTATTGAAAATTCAATTATGTATAACAAACATGGAGGCCAAGTTGTTATTTCATCTAATCAATCAGAAGAAGGTTGTGAAATTTTGGTTGTGGATAATGGTATCGGAATAGATAAGGAGGATATTGGGAAGATATTTAATCGCTTTTATCGAGTCGACAAATCCAGATCGAGACAAACCGGAGGGTCCGGGTTAGGTTTGCCAATTGTTAAAACACTGTTAAATCAAATAGGGGGACGGATTTCCATGAGCAGTATATTAGGTGAGGGTACTGAGGTTAAGTTGTTTATCCCCAATTACCAGGAAGACTTTCCAGATGCAAGAAAGGAATTAAAGAGACATGAAGAACTATAAATTTTTACTTTTTTTTCGGATGATATTAGTTGTTGCTTTTATTATCTGTTGTTTCCTTGAGCCTGTTTATGGCTATGGTGTAGACGAAGTAGAAAAAGACGCTATTGAGATCCCGCAAGTTTGCAACGTTTTGTTAGAGCCCTTACAAACTGGTAAAAGTACTTCTAGAATTCTTAGTGTGAAATGTGGTACTAACTTCAATTTGCATGATTTTGGAACGAACGCCTATTTTCTCGCACACTTTTATGATGATGTCAACTATAGGAATATCCTGATTAGCTACTATGGTACAGAAATGTGCTCATCCAGCATCAGTTATGGGGTGTCTCAGGTATCATCGTCAATTGATAATCGAATTAGCTCCGGCGCCGGTTATTCAGGTTGTAACTATATTTATGTATATGACCTAGCCAACTATACTGGCGATTCTACTTCTTGCTTCGCAAACTGCAGTAGCTTCGGCTCATTAAATGACAGAGTATCCTCTTGGAGGATTACCAATTAATGAAAAATGCTATCTTAAAGAATTTTAGTGTTTATTTTTACAATTATTAAACTCAACCCGATTGCTTGCAACAAGCAATAGCAATCGGGTTGATGATGAGTTGGGTAGGTCGTCAAAAATGTCCATCCATCGGCATTTACGTCAACCGACATCATCATTGGCGTCGTTGTTGTTATAAAAACCAAAGGTATTGATTGGTTGTAGGACAAGCTTTTTTAATACACGAATTATTAACGGATATACACAAGTAAATCTCATCAGAATTGAAAATTGATTTAAATTATCTTGCGTGCTTGTTGCAATTCAAGGTGAAACAACCCTAATCATCAACTACAAAAGGAGATTAACCATGTCAGACATTAAAGATTCTTTGGGAAATGAAAACCGTGTTCTTTCTTATTTATTGTGGTAGTGTCAAGTTTTTTTCGCACATTTGATTTAACTTGGTAAGCAATCCTCCAATAATTGCATGTTCAAATATGTTTTGCTGCCCCACTCAGACTGCTCCATGTGTCTGAGCCTGGCACATACCAG